GTTGGTTTGCCTTTTCCCCAAAATGCGTGAAAAGGTTGCCTTTGTACTCGCATGAAAAGCACTGGTATATACCAGTCAGCTGATCAATACGCATACTAGGGTTTCTATCTGCGTGTTCAGGGTTGAGGCAACTTACTAGGAAGTCACCGCCCTTTGGTATAAAATATATATCTTTACGTTTTAGTAGTTCTTCTACTGTCATACTAGGTTATTCCAATCTGTGGTTTTGTCTAACATTGTTACTGCATCACCAACCTTTTCTTTTAGTCGATTATATATGCCAGCATTATTCACTCTAAGTCCATAAGTCTTCTTATGACATACATACTGACTGCCTGAGACCCCGTGGAAAGTCCAACATAGATCACTCTCCTCAACCTTCACAATACCACTATTAAGCTGCCAACAGTCACTGCCAAGATAGCCGCCTGACCAACCGCCTAGCACTTTATATATTGTTTTTCCATGATGAGTTATTTTTAAAACAACCCAGTTGTCTGGAAACTTCTCGCTCATCGTCCGATGTCCTTTACGTTGTCTTTACTGATTACTTGGTAAGCACCTTTGTTGTATGCAGGTGCAATAGTGTACTTGGAGTCTAGTTTATGCCGAACGCTTGCGGAGGTATCATGAGAGCCATCATCAGATGACTTGTACTCTATAGTATCCCTACGATAAGTATCGGGGGCTTCGAGTGCTTCGAACTTTGGCATATAGACCTTACGTTTCTTTGGTAAGGGCTTGCGTCTTCTACCTGAGGTAGTGTGTCGTAAACTGCCGAATGTGTGTGCCATTTGCTTTCTCCCTATTTATTAAACATAATTATACGCAAAATAAGGATGAAAGTCAAGAACTATTTTAAAGATCGTGGACGTCTTCACCTGTTTTATGCGTAGAATCGTCTTTCTCTTGAGGTGTTAAAGCAGTCTCGGGTCCGATTTTCAAGGACTCCCAGTCTACTGTAGATGTGAAGGACTTCATAGAAGCGGAACGCATCTTGACACAATTCAGGGTGAGACACCCATCTTCATGATCGTAGGTCTCAAGTGTAAAGGCAGCATCTGCCGCATCAAGAATACCTTTTGCAAAACGCGCTTCACCACTAGCGTCTGTTTGATATGGTGAGAATACGGTACAATCGTATTCCTGTGCCATCGCCTTCAATGCTTTACTCACTTCGATCTGCTCTGTCCAGTCGTACTGTCCACCGGTTCGTGAAGGAAGGTTCGACCGCTTTACTTGGTTCATATAATCAACAATAATGACTCCGACATTCATCGCCTTAACCTTTTTATCAAGCTCTGCTCGAATCTTAGCTAAGGTGAGAGATGGATCATAAACTACGTTCAACTGTTGAGTCGGGAGGATCTCGCAAGTTGTCTTTAGCTCCTGATGGAACTTCTCAAAATCTCTATGTTGTTTATACTCTTTCAAGCGGTCTTGCCCATTTACAAAACGATTTGCCCACCAGCCAGCAACCTTCTCCCACTCAGCTACACTAAGATTCTTAGTGCGGAGGCGTGAAAAAGGAACTTGGGTAGCGATAGCACAACAGCGTTGCAGAATAGACCGGCTATCCATCTCAATAGTGAAATAAATAACCGACTTTCCAGATTCGTATACATTGTTTGCAATGTTAGCACAGATTACCGACTTGCCCGCACCTCGTTTACCACCTACCATTACCAAATCTCTAGGTGAGAATTGAATGTCTAGGTCGTACTCTTCGTTGAGGCCAAGTGGTATGTACTTTTCTAAATCTTCCTCAGGCTCGAACAGTTCAATACGTTGCATACTTTCCTGTGGCTCCTCCAAATCAACTTTGTCTTCGATGTCGAGGACAATTTGATGAAGGTGATCAACCGATTCCTGTGCATCTTCAAAAGCTACACTGTTTTCGACATAATCTTCGAGTGAGGTTAGGATCTCTTTCTGAGTATATTCATTCTTCAGATACTGAAGGAGCATATACGGTTCAACATCCACCTTAACGGCTTCAACTGCGTACAACTTCTCACGAGTATTAGAATCACGAATCTCAAGTTTAAGATCCTCAATCGAGGGCATCTTATGAAACTTCTCACAGTGCTTATCAATGATATTATGCAAGCTGTGATATTCACTAGGCAAATAACGCTTATACGTTTGAGTCCACGTCTCAAAGTCGCGCAACTCAAGCGTTTGCTTTATTAAGGCACTAGCAATGTTCAATGAAGTTCTCCCGATTCATTATATTAAAGATAAGCAGACCCCGTAGAGCCTGCTCATTTTGTAACTAAGTTAGATTAAGCTGATGCTTTTTCTTTCTTAGCCGCGCCATCATAGTCAGCAGCAACGAGGCCACGACGAGTCAGCATAGTCTTAACACCGCGAGCAGTTTTGCCAATCGCTTCAGCGATAGACTCAACAGTCTGAGTGCTCAGATCACCCAAGGAAGCCAAAGGATCTTCTTTAGAAGCGCCTTTAGTTACTTCTTGCTTAGGGATAGCGCCAATGTCACCAGAGCGCAGGAGGCTTAGAGCCTTACCACGTACTGAGTTGATTGAACGACCCATAGCTTCAGCAATAGCTTCTACGAAAGCACCGTTGTTTACCATCTCAACGAATACAGTTTCTTCAGACTCAGAGTACGTGCGTACTGCTTCAACTTTAGGAGCTGGCTTAACGTGAGAGGTAAGTTCCATAGAAAGGATCTTGCCCTGGATTGACTTAGGAGAGAAAGCACCGTCTTCAAAGTGACCGGCAATCTCAGCATAAGTGTAAGAACCGCTGTTGTCAGTGACAAAAGCAGAAAGGGTAGCTTCTTGAGCGTCGGTAAAAGACTTACCGCCAGCAGCAGATGCTAATTCTACGTCGAAGCCCATCTTACGCAGCTTGCTGCTGATAGAACGAGTAGAGGTTTCAAGGGTCTCAGCAGCTTCAGCTACAGTGACTTGAGAGACGGGGCTTTCGCCACCGACAAATTCAGTTAGTTGAGCAGTACGCTCGTCAGTCCACTTAGGTAAAGTTGACATATATTTATTCTCCAATAATTTCGGTTAGGTTGGTTACAATAGTTACGCCAGCATTCCTGGCTTTGGTTGTTTTGGCGGATTCTACGCCACTTTCATTTACCAGAATCGTGACATCCTTAGTCAAGCTGGTTTTTACCTCATAACCAAGCTCTTGTAAGAGTTTATGCGCTTCGGCTTTCGTTTTATAACTGGTAAGTTTACCACTAATACAAACAACGCCTAGCGCGGTTGAGGGTGTTACACTAGCTTCAAACTCGAAACTAAAAGGTAGGAGACTTACCTCAATAAAGGAATTCTCCAACCAATCGCATAAGCTAGTAGCCGTCTTCTCTCCTAGACCTGCTGTACGGCATAATTCGTAGTCTATTTCTTCAATGTCAGTGCAGACTTTGGAAAGTTTTTCCGTTGCAGTCTTGCCTACGAGAGGTATACTGAATGCAGGTAACAATACATTCAAAGGGGCTGTACGAGAACGCTCAAGCTCCTCTACTAACTTTACAGCAAGCCGATCAGATCCAAGGGCGTGGGCGATGTCATCTAAAGTTAGGTTGTATAGTTCCTCCAAAGAGAGAACGTCCAGTTTAACGATAGTGGCAGGGCCGAGTCCCTTGATCTTCAATGTCTTAGCAAAGTGTTCGATGAGCTTGAGAGCTTTCTCCCCACAGTGGGGGTTTCTACAATACAGAAGGAAGTTGACATCCTCTAAGACTGAGCTACAAGACGGGCAAGTAGTTGGGGCTTCGATTTTGGTCATGGTCTTCCCTCTGAAATTGAATATGTATTATACGCGGTTTTAAGATTACTGTCAAGAATTATTTTTTTCAAGGTACCAATCAATCTATGCGCCTCACGACGCGAGGTATGATTTCACCTGATCGAATAATCTCTACTTGACAACCTATTTCAAGGTTGAGTTCACGTATATACTGGATGTTATGCAGGGTGGCTCTAGACACTGTAGCTTCGCCTATTACAATAGGATCTAAGATCGCTACTGGACTGACTACGCCGCTTTTGCCTAGCTGCCACACCACATCACGTAAGGTAGTTACAACACCCGCCTTTACTTCTTTCAAAGCAAAAGCACCTCGTGGATGTTTAGCTGTGTACCCCATATCTTCGAAGTCACGAGTATCTCTGAGGCGATATACATCACCATCAGTTGGGTAATCAGTAACATCAAAGTTCGTAACTACATTCAAGCCCATAGCACGAACGATGCCCAGCTCATTTGTCCACGTAGGAACGGAATGAGGGAAAGCATCATAAGCTACAAAGACCAACGGACGGCTTTTGAACTCTTCCAACCCTTGAGGATCATTCTTGAGTCCAAGCGACCCCGCAGCGAAGTTACGAGCATTAGGAATACTACTAGGAGCGATGACCTCACCAGTGATCTGAACCATACCGGTGTAGAGATCCTTGAATCTACCACTACGACGTAATTTAGCAGGCACTAGCTCTTTCATCTTATCGGTAATATCTCTACCTTGTATACCATCACCACGAGTTAAAGCTAACTCTAGGATTCCGTCTACATATAATATAGATACTGCTGCTCCGTCAAGTTTAGGAGTGCATATACACTCATCAATATCGAGAGGAGCTTCGTCAAGGTCAAAACACTTCTGAAGTGAGTACATTTGATACGTGTGCGAAATCGCATCAGTAACAGTATATCCTACACTATTGTAGTTGTGTTTAGCAGCTAGAAGGTCAAACTCTTCGTCCGAAAGGAGTGGAGTGCCTTCATAGTATAACTTACTCGCTCTATCTAAAAATTCTCGCATATTATTTCCCTAAATTTGAAAAGATATTATACGGAACTTTAAGCTACTTGTCAAGAGTTATTTATACAAATCCTGTATAAGATCTGAAAAATGTTCTTCTATCAAGCTCTTTGATTCCGCCAAGGATAGTATCTCTACCAGCCCTTGAAACATTTCTCTAGAATTACTGAGGTCAAGCGGCATAGCCACACCTTCCGGTGTAGGTTTCCACTCTTCATCAAAGTCTAGATAATATTTACGAAGATGCAAATACTCAACACCCCGAAAAGTGTTGATAGTTAGGCGTACCTGCACCTCTTTTACTGTATCATAATGTATTACACGGGAATAGGCTTCTGGAGCCTCGTGCAACTCCATTACCGTCTGCCTTCATTCTTAAGAATAGAAGAGAGAGGAACGACACTTGATACAGCGGAAGGTCGAAGTAATCTATACGAGTCTGTATCCCAACAGAAGAAAAGAAGAGTGTCTTCAGTTTCTTTTGCACGATTCTTCTTGCCTTGTATATAAGGTGTTGAAAAGTCTAGGGTACATACATTGTATTTTAACTTCCTGGAGTGTTCGCTACGATAGGTAATAATAGCGTCTCCATAGTCTTGCACTAAGCGTGCCAGCTCTTGCTTTTTCACTATAGTTTCCTTTTGTAGTAGTTAGCAATTTTTACTGCAACTTACATACTTAAAGGTGGTTTATAGGAGATGCAAAAAAGCCCCGCTAGGCGAACCTAGCGGGGTTATATTACTTAGTCTTCTGATGAAAGAAGTGAAGTAACGTACTGTGCTGCTTTACCAGTCAACTTAGAGATGATCTCTTCGTCAACAGACTTACCAGCATCAGTAATTGCTGCAATGAGGGCTTCTTGTGCGGCTGCTTTAGAGACACGAGTGCCTCCAGTTGATCCGCCCGTAGAAGCTGCTTTAGCTGCGGGGGTTTTCTTAACATAGACGCCAGCCTTTGTAAGAATCATTCGTACGCCGTTTGGAGACTGGTCTAAGTCTTCGGCGATGTCTTTGACAATCTCCATGCTGTTCTCTGGAGTTGGTTCTGCAGCTTCATATGCTTCTACTGCTTGTGCTTTTAGCTCATCTGTCCAAGCCATGTTACGTTTCCTTTTGTTAGGGTTTTTATTTCCTGGGCAATTACCCAGAGTTTTAAGTTGTTGTTCGTAGAATCGTTGTCCCATATATTCCTCGATTTCAGAAAAGATATTATACGGGAAAAATAACCATGTTGTCAAGAACTATTTTTTACAACCTGTTTAAATCCACACCATACTTTTTCAAGTGTTCTAGCTTACCAAGATCGTATGCTGTTGAATAGGCGGCAAAGCCACCCTGGGTCACGCTAGTAAAGAAAGTATCTTCACTATCAACCTTCTGTACTACATAGATTTGATACACTGGGCCGACATACTTATCTTCATAGTCAACAGTTGCAAGACCAGGTCTGCTCTCTTGATACTCCTGAGTCATGCGCTTACCGATCTTTACTGCACTATGATAGACAGCAGACCATGCGATCTCACCTTCAGCGAAATCTTCAGATACACACTCATCTGGAAAGTAGTCTACCGCTTTTCTTTCTTCAGCTCCAGAGGGGCGCTGTGGGACTCCAACTCGGTCAAGAATAGCGCGTATAAACCCGGTGGAACGAAATAGACGCTTTGAAATATCCGAGATAGGGTCGCCTTGAAGGTAGTCAGTAACTGCCTCGGAAATCTCTGCGTCTGTTGCAGGGCGACCTCGATTTTGTGATTTACGCTTTTTAACATACGCTTTTTGCTCCAAATGTCCATCAATAATTGCATTCAAACGAGTAGTGTTGTATGCAATGTTCAGTATCTCACAGGCTTCTTTCTTAGTTATTGCTTTTACTGTATCCGTCTGGGAAGTACTTGGGTTTAGTAGTGCTATTACCTTCTCGATATTTACCGCTGTCAGGTTCTCGTAGCTCTTCTTTTTCACTTTTGCCATACTCTAACTCCAATAATAATTCGGCATAATGTATAATCTTTTTAATATCCTCAGCACCGTTCTTCTTAGCGTGCCGAGTTGCATACTTAATAATGTTACCTTCAATATACCCTAAGCCGTTGGCATGAATATATTCTAAAGGTTGTATAGGCAGGTCATAATGTGACCCACCCTCTTGCTTGTCTAAAGCTGATTCTTCTTTCCACACAGGTAAGTCTCCACTAGGTGCTATGTTGATCATCTTCTTCATGAACAAAATCCTTGATCATCGGGAACATCGGATTGATAGCATAAGCACAGGCTCTAGCAATATCCATGTGTTCCTTCTGCGTACCTGGAGTAGTTCGCACATCAATGTAATGTATCCAGGAGCGTACAGTACCGTGCATATATAAACGAGTCTTTGTCAGACCCTCTGGAAGAACAGTACGAGCCTGCTCCTTAGCAATACCATTTTCAATAGCCCAGTTATAGGCTTCAGAAGCTGCATCAATGACACGCTTCTGCTGTGACACCCAATGCTCGTGGAGCAGTTCGTCATCAGTTTGTACACTGTTCTGTCGGTTCTTAGTATCTTGTAAACGACACTCACGAAGCTCGAAGGGATAACCCATCTCCTTCGGATCTGCATAGCGTTGGCTAAACTCTTGAAAAGCAAAGCTACGGTGACGCACTATCTGGTGAGCAATATCACGAGTAGTATTGATCTCTAGCGTAATACCTGACATCTCAAAAGGAGACCAGTGTTTATGCTTGATGAGATACTTTACTAACTTGTGTGAAGTCAGTTCATTATTCTGGTTCTTAGGGTTTGATACTCTTGCCATATATGCAATGTCTGCAATCAAGTCTGGCGAAGATGTTGATACAAGTTCTACTTGTGGTTGGTTCGGTCTCATTGTCGTGAAATCCTGTTGTCATAGTCTGCGAGTTCGTGATCCCACCACTCTGGTATATCTCTATGCTTCCAAGCTGCGAAAGTAGCTTTGTCAAGCATATAGAAGTTGCGGTAGGCCTGTATTGGGTTGTCATCGTCTTTTAACTCCTCAGTCATTGCGAGTGCAAACTGAGTAAAGCCGTGGTCTTCCATATTCTGTGGTTCTGGTAACTTTAGTAGCATCTCATAACTTTTGTGTAAGCTACCATAGCGATAATGCGCCTCACTTGCAAGAGCGAAGGCATAACAGTTTGTCCAGTAATAATTTTCTAAAGAAGAGCGCACCCATACACAACTAGGGTGGTTTTGCATTGTAGGAAGGTAAGGAAAAAGACGATCTTCCATAGGAACATCTTTCCATTTCTTACGAGTCTCCTGAAGAACCTTGTTCTCTTCCTTAGTGATAGCGCGAGGCACAAAACCGAATAGATGATCTATCCAGAGGTTTGTATTGATAAGCTGTGCGGCTTCGAGAATCATCTTATTCACATGGCGGTCAACATGATACTCTGCACACTTGTCGAGGTCTTCGTCTAAGTAAAAAAGGTTGATAATAGTTCTCCTAAAATTGAATATGTATTATACGCAATTTTAGGAAGAGTGTCAAGAACTATTTTTTCTTGTTCATGAATCCTACTACTGATCTGACCCCGAACGAGGCACTTACGATTACACTGAGTGTGTACTGATACCAGGACGGCATCTGATTGAGGGCTTCAAACCCCGCAGAGACGTAACCTACTGTCGAGGGAAAGAAACATAGTATCATAGGAATACTAAACAGAATGGTCAACCATTCGTCTTTCCAGGAGCCGCCTGAGTTGCGAGCCATGATAGACTCCCAGTCTGCGACACTTTGAGAGGCAGTTACCATTACTTTTGCTTCTGCTTCTGCTTTGGCTTTGGACTTAGCATTCTTTCCTTCGAGCCAAGTCTTTCCTAGTCCTGTTACTGCACTAAGTATTTGCAACATCCTCTAGTCTTCCCATCAATCGCTCTGCACGATTGCCTACCTGACGATACCAAAGAGAGTCTCTCCCTTCGAAAGCGGCAAGTGCCCAACGTCGGCTGTCCAACGCTTTTTTCATATTTTTAAACTTACTAAGTCGAGGTCGTCCAAGATTAAACATCATGTTGACGAGTATCTCTTGGACTTCCTCTGGGAAGTTGTCCCACATATCATATAAGATTCGGCACTCATCGACAGCTACAGCAAGGTCTGACTCAAATGCTTGCTTAACCCGGTCTTCAGGCACAACGGTTCCTACTTCCCAGCCATATTCAGGGTCTGAGGTTCGTACTAAGTGGCCGATGCCAAAGGTGGCATAACCTAAATGGTCTTCGTAGATTTCGTATACTACGCCTTCGTCTATCTCTAATCTTTTTCGTACTTTGTCTATATTCATGATATGCTATTCCTTATAAACCGCTGGCGTATATTGCTGCAAATGGCAAGGCTAAACAACCTAAGATTGTAACCGTGTTGCAAAATAAGCAAACGGCCTCGTTTCTGTGTGTCACTTTTTTCTCCTTTCTTGACCTCTTTTTAGTCTAGGCTTCGGTCAGGTTACCTTTAAAACTAGGGGCTTTCGCCCCCAGGTACTACTCTTTCTCAGTTGTTGCACTGGAACTAACATCTTTCAATACTGTAGATGTGGTATCTAAAGTATAAGAGATGACTCCAGCCGTATCTGTAATTACTGCTGATACTAAGTTCTTTCCGCCATCAATAGTTGCGTCGATTGTTGAACACGCACCTAATAGAGAGAAAGCAAATAGAGCTGCTATAATACGCATACTGTACTCCTTTTGTTAAGCCGATTTTCGGTCTTGGGGAGAGGCTTAGTTACCGGCATCCCTCCAACGGATCGAGTGCACCTTCACACCCTGAGCATGACTTCTTCGACTGGGAACTCCCAACCCTTAGACTTCAGTCGTTGCCTGTAGTGGTGCACCACGGCGTACTAATTCATTTCTGATTTTCTGCTTGCGAGGTCCACGAGTATTGTCGTCAGCTAATGTCTTTTGTAAAAGAGAAGTAAGCTGAGCGTGCATATAAAAATGCTGTGTAGTTGCCTTCTTGGTTTGACGATTTACTACTGTTTGTGACTCTTTAAATTTTACTGGCATTTTCTAACTCCCGTTGATTTTAATGTAACCAAATTTTTGTATATCTTTTAAGCATCTCTCTGCTAACTCTATGCTAGTACATCTCAGTAATATTACATCTGTTACAGGATCTACTAAGGTATATACCAGAGTACCTTTTGTGTCAATTTCTCTAATCAATTCTATGTTACTCATCGTCTAGCTCTATTTGTCCTGTGTCGGCTAAATGCTGTATAACAGCAGTCATACCCTGTTGCTCTCCTAGTCGGTAGCTAGTAATACCGCAACCAATGAGGCAAAATATAAAAATAGCATACTCGATCATTTTTGTTTTTTTCCTTTGTAACTCGATTTTGAAAAGATATTATACGCCCAAACGAGCTCTGTGTCAACACTTAAATTAAAGAGTGGTTAAGTTTTTCTCGGTTTCTTAGCAAGCATTATACAGTAATTACCCTATCTTGTCAAGTACTTTTTTTAAGCTACATGTAAATAACTCTTGACAAAGTACCTATCATACTTTATAATACTCTCATGAAAAAATATAAAAAGAAACCTTGGACAGAATTTGAACGCAACACACTACGGGCTTATTACTTCAACGCTAGTATAGATGAAGTAATGGACATGATACCCGACAGATCAGAGCGTTCGATTCGGCAACAAGTTTCTTACTTACGTAAAAGAGGAGTACGCTTTAAGTGAATACACCTGAAATATATATAATCTGTATCCTCATGTTCGCATGGATAACGATACAAAGCATCGGTGATGATGATGATTGGAATGAATAAATGCAAGTCAAAGTTAAAAACAACAACGTGGAGCAGGCGCTTCGTGTCTTTCGTAGAAAGGTTACAGATAGTGGAGTTCTTTTCCAATATAAAGAGAAGCAGTTCTACGAAAAACCTTGTCAAAAACGAAAGAGAAAGCAAGCCAGCGCAAAGCAACGAGAGCGTAAAAGAACCCAAATGGAGCCGTGATATCCGTTTTTAGTTCTTGACAATTTACTGAAACCTCCGTATAATACTTTCATAAATTGGAGAATAAGCAAATGATCACATACTTTAATAACAAACCCCGCTTCGATACATTTATCGAAGAGTGTCTCAAGGCACTGTTCGCTCACGAAGAGCCTACTGGTGATATTGAGATTACATGGATGCAGCACCTCGGTGAAGATGGTAACTTCGCAGGTCTTTGTAACGGAACTACAGAGGAAGTTGAAATCTCAATAGCTACACACTATTCACTAGATTGCGGAGATAGAATCCCATTCTGTGACCAGGAGCTTGCTTCCAACCTAGCACATGAGCTAGTTCACGCTCGTCAATTTATTCGTGGCGAGATCAACTCTACTGACTACTACTACAAGGGAAGAGACTACGAGTCTTTTGAATACGCTGAGACCCCGTGGGAAATTGAAGCATATATGATGGAGCAGGTACTAGTCGATTTATTTTGGAGCAAGGAATGATATTAGACGTAATTCAAACTGGACTAGCGATACTTCTAGTTCTTGGACTGTTCGGAACAGCCTTTAGTATTCTACTAGAGATGGAAAAACAAAAAGACACAGACCGTAAAGGGAAAGCAGAAGAAAATGACTCCTCAAGAAGTATCTGATTATAAACGCAGGTGGCAAACATCTGTACACAAGTATAGCTTTTACATACACTCAGACAGAAGAAGAGACGCTATTGAGTGGTGTAAAGAATCACTACCTAAACAGTGCTGGCATCACACACGGTTTACAGACGTATACGAAGACACTATGAGCTTTGAGAGTCGAGTACACTGTCTTTATTTTATCGAATGGTATGGGTGGAAAACTAAATGAAACAAACTACTAAAGAATGTCCAAGCTGTGGCAATATACATTTAATACTACTTCATAGTATGAATATGAAACTATGCAGCGATTGCAGGACTGAGATCCCTTGGTACTTAGATGAGGGACAGAAACCCTTACTAGGAAACTAAGATGATGACACCAGAAGAATTTATTGCAAAGTACGAAGACGTATTGCTGCCCGTAATGAAGAGAATGGCAGACAAATGAAGAAATATTGGAGAGTATGGGCAAAGTCCCTAGGAGAGAAAGTTGGAGAAACTAATAAACAAGCAGACAGTGTTGCGGTGGTCCGTACTATTTGGTGGCTGGTTCATATGGTCACTTGCATATTCATTATACTCAATGCCATAGCCAATCACGGCTGGAACTTATTGCCCTAACTACCTTAGGGCCGACCTGAGTATGTCACTAAACTGCTCACCTTCTTTTAAAAAATCTCTTGACAAACCCCTCTCTATCGCGTATAATACCTTCATAAATTAAAAAAAGAAGGATAAAAATTATGACGAACGATCTAACATGGTGTCTCTCACCACACGGTAAATCACTAACTGTAGCCCGCTGGGTTGTTAAAAATTACAAACAAGATACTTACGAAAATGGAATGCAAGAGACCTGGGTTACTGCGTCTGAGCAAATCATCGAGAAACTTCTTAATCGTAGACTTATCCGTAACTCAATCCAAACACCTGATGGGACTATCCTAGTCTCTCGTGGTCGTCATGACTTTGTATCTTACACAGATGCGAATGGTAAAGGGTACATGGTTGATGGAGGTCTTGAATACCTTCGACGATCTGCTAACGACGATCAAACCAATTTAGACCTTTACGATGATGAACCACATGAAGTACAACGAGACGTAGTCACCTGGGGAACTTATGGTAAGAACGCTGACCAACCTCTAAAGTTTAAAACTGTTGCAGAG